GAACAGGATATTGACCTGTTGTTCCTCCAACATATCCATCAGGAGAATATCTAAATCTTATAGATGAAGGATTATTTGGATCGTGTCCTTCTTGGCGCATAATATGATAAGCAGTATATGGAATAACATTATATACTCCAAATTTTTCAGCGATTTCTAATTTTAAGAAGAAATCACCATACTTATTCATTTGTCTAATCCATGACCATAAATTAAATTCAATGTTTAAAATATCATAGAATAGATTATAAAGAATTTTTTGAATATCTTCATCTGATGAACGAATTTGAAGTACTTCTCCCATCTCATTTTTTAAAGTACATTCATCTGAGATAATATCTAGAGCAGACGCTACAATAGCATCTGTATCCATTACATCATAATCTGAATAAAGTTGGGCTCTTAAGTATTGGTAGTTAACATTTAATTGTTGACCCCAAAGTGAAGTAGCGGTAGGTGAATATATTCTATTATATCTATCAATTATAGCATTTGTTTCATAACGGCCGCTTTGTTGAATAGAATCAACATCCATTACCTTGATTTGGTTTCCTCCTTCATTACGAATAATAACGTCGGTAGAAAATAATCTTTTTAATCTAGAAAATACACTAGTGTCTGCCATTTTATTTTAGTTAAAGTAACCAGCTTATATCTTCAGTACCATTATCTGTTTTCATAGCATATGGATTATCCATGCCTGAAGCAAAATATGCACCTTGATATTGAGAAGGTCTTGATATATTATTTAGTGTTGCTCTTGTTAATTCAATACCTTGAGCTTTATTTTTTAGAGCTGTATCTCTCAAATACATTCCTATACTATAGGACATAACTAAATCGTCATTATATCCTGATTGTGCTTCTGCTCTACCATTTTTCCAAATGAATACTTTCATTTCTTCAACTAGACGTTTTGAGCGAATGATAACACTATGATCTCCAAAATACTCTCTACCTTTATTAATAACTAAAGGACGTGTTCTTAAAGACATAGTAAAACCAGGAGTCATTTTTGAGTGATCTTCATATCGGTTAATATACGAATCAGAAGTTGAGACATCACTCTTAGGTGAATAATATAAATTTCTATATCCTCTTTCTATAATTGCATCTAATGTAGACCAACCAACATTTGCGTTTTCAACTACTAATAACGCTTCATTATATTCTGTTGCTATACCGCATAGTAGATATCCAAATTCTTTTGGAGGTAATTGACTTCTATATTCAGCTACTTGAGCATTAGTTTCAACATCAAATACATGAAATACAGAGTAGTCTTTCCCATCTCCTCTAGCCACATCCGCTATCACTATATAATTTCTTGTATAATCAGGAGATTCCCAAACCCATAAATTTCCATCTACTCCTCGTTTTTCCATAGGATCCACAACATGAGTAGTTAGATAATATTCAAGATGTTCAGGATAATAAACAACATCTCCTGATGTGCTGAAATCGCAGTCACATTCTTGGGCTGCTAATCTAGGATCACCTAATAATTCGTCTTGACGTTTTCTCCAAGCTTCATCTCGCTCAGGATGTACATACCAAGGCAATTTAATAGGAAGAAAATCATTATCATTAGTTTCTGCTTTAACCCATGTTTGATGAAACCAGTTACCTGTACCGTAAGGAGTAGATAAAACAATTGCTCCACCTCCGGTTGCTAAGGTTTGTTGAGCTGAAGCCCATATCTCACCTATGTTTTCAATAAAAGCAGCCTCATCGACAATTAGTAAAGATACTGCTTCTGATCGACCTGCATCGCTTGCCGCTGAAACTGCTTTGATTTGAGAACCATTATTTAATCGTAATGTAAGTTTATTATTTTCATCAGCAGGAACTTTAAGCCAAGAAGGTAAATTATCGTACATAAATTTTACCTTTGTAACCATGTTTTTAGCTGTTTCTTGTTTTGTAGCTAAACATAGTACATTTTTATCTTTATGAAAAACCATTAACCATAAAGAATATCCTGCTGCTAATGTTGATATACCTAACTGACGAGATTTAAGTACAATAGAATATGGATTATCTTTCCATAAATTTAATACTTTACCTTGAAATGGATATAAATTAAATATAACTCGTCCTCGTTGTGGATGTTGAATATAACAGTATTTACGCATAAAATGCGCTGGGTCTTGAGCGCACTTTACATATTCATCTCTTATTATTTGTCTTAAGTCTTGACTCATAGTACCATATAGATCCCAAACATTATAGAAGCAGCGCTAACAATATAAGCTACTGTTTTATATACTTTTTGTTTTCTAATTTCTTTTTTATGGAGGGCTATTTCTTTATCTTTATTTTCTATAATTCCAATTAGAGTTTTTTCGTTTTGTTCTAAAATTGAAATATTCTCATGTTGTAATGTAATTATAGAATTTTGATCATCCACAATTAAATTTAAAGTACTAATAGAATCACGAGCTATTTGAATTTGATCTTTTAAATAGTCACAATCTGCCTTTACCATTAAGGCATTTCTTAGTGTATAACATGGAACAACACAAGAACTATCTTGAACCGAAAGTTTTTGTGAACTCGCTAACAACGGCCCTATTAGAAAGAGCATTAATACGATTACGTGCTTCATTGTATTTTTGTTTATTTTTATCTGCTAATATTTTTAAACTATCCAATTGTAATTTACTTTGTTCAATTTCTGATTTATAAGTAGAAATCATTGAATTTAAACTTGAAATTTGAGCATTTGTTTTTTCAATGCTGGCAAATAATGAATCATTTTTTTGTTTAAGTTTTTCAATGCGTATATCATATTCACTAACAGTGTTAGAAAAACGTATATATTGGAATGTTGAGACTACAATTAAAACAATTATAATGCTAAGGTATACTTTACTTAAGTCTAGTTTCATAATTAATTCATTACATCTGATACTAAATCATTTAGGTTAACTCCTTTAGCTTTAAAGAGTTTTTTAACATCATCTCGTTTAATTAAAGTTTTAAGGACTTGCAAATCAGTTGATGAAGAACGTTTTGTTTTAGGTAGAGCTAAAATTTTAGAAACTTTTGCTTCAATACCTGTTCTTAAACGAGTATATTTTTCTTCATCTTCAGGAGACAATTGTTTAGCATATCCTTTTCCGCCAGTTGCTTTTGCTGCAGCTTTAATATCTGATGCTGATGGGCCTTTATCTTCATCTTTATCTTCATCTTCTGCTTTTTCCCATTCATCTTTTTCAACATCACTAGCTGCTGTTTCCCATTCATCTTCATCACCTGATGGTGCGGCTGAAGGAGCGGGTGTGGGTTCAGGGGCTGCTACTTTAGATAGTGCAAATGCACCTATTTTAAGAAATTCATTTACTGAAGGATTGATTTCTGGTTGGGATTTTTTACCGACTGCTAATGCAAGCTCAAGTTGAGAAATACCTTCTTCACCTGCCTTTTCTACTACATCCAACATATCTCCTTTCCAAGTACCTCCATATAGTTTCTTAACAAGAGTTACTTTAGTTGGGTCTCCAAGTTTAATTTTATTTGCAGTACGAGCCATTTCCTTAAGCTCTACATCAATACCTTGAGATGTAACTTTTTTAATATCAGAAGGATTAGTTCCTTTTTTCATTATTACTGACCCCGCAGTTTTATCTAGATCTATTTCGGTCAGCTCGTTAATTATCTCAGCACGAATATAATCATGTAATTCTTTACGTTTCATTTAAATAAATTTATTATAAATATTACAGACCCAAATAAAATTTAATTTGTTTAATTCTGTCCTCAATAGGACCCGACACTATTCCAAAATTCCTAATTTTATCTAAATTATGAGAACATAAGTATTTAATAGTTTCATCTATTTCATTTCTATAATCAGCATCAGTAGTACGGACATTGTTATCTTCTATTTCAACACCTGATGGGCTAACATAAAATATCCAATCGTATTCTTCAATAAATTTAGAAGCATACTCTTCAAAATACATTTTATGATATGCGTCAATAGAATTAGCACATGCTGTAAATGACATAACATCAATTACTGTTCTATCTGTTATAATATTTTCATGTAAAAGTTCAGAACAACGCTCAGCTAAAAATATAGTTTGTCCTTTTAATGTACTATCAGTATTTAAAGGAATACCTAAATCGCGTAAATATTTAGAACGTTCAGTAGCAAAATTATAATTTTTAAATTCAGGTAATTCTTTTAATGCATTGACTAATGTAGTTTTCCCACATGACATAGTCCCAGTAAAACCTATTTTCATATTAAAATCTTGCTTTAGCTACACTTGATTTATACCATGGTAAACCTTCACCCTCTTTTTTACGTTTTTTATATTCATCTTTAGAATATTGAAAACCATTTAGATAGTATTCTTCTTTACCATCAGGATGAATTAATGCAGGACCATCAGAATTATGAAGTTTTCCATCTTTAACATAACGAATAGAACCATCTGGGGATTTTACTTTTTTAATTTCTATTTTCTTACTCATATAAATTATTTTTATTTGAATATAAAAAAAAGGCTTGGTAATCCAAGCCTTCAATTTAATAAAATATTTTACTTCTTATTTTATTTCGATTTTCCAATTATCTTGATTTTGCTTACTGTATGCAAAATCATAATCTATATTATCAAAAAATGTATCATAAGCAAATCTTTCATTCTTAGATAATTTTCTTTTAAAATCTATGAATTCTTTTTTATTATCGAAATCATCTTCATAAAATGTAACTGTAAGAGGTTCAGAAGTAAATGTAATATTAATAGTTTCTCCAGTACTTTCATTTCCGTCATCCTCATTTAAACCTGCTAATTTTTGCATACGGATAAATTCTTCGTTAATGAATTTCTTTATTTTTTGTTTTTTCATTGGTTGTTTTTTTATTTCATTAATATCTTCAATATCTAAATCCTCATCATCAACATCACCATCCATATCTGTATCTTCATCTCCTACATTTTTCATAGCAGCGATCATACCATCTTTTGCTTTAGAAGCTGCTACCGGACGACCACGTCTTAGTAATCCTTTAACACGCATTTTAAGTTTTTCAATAAATTCAGGACCTAACATTGCCATTTCTTCTTCTGTCGGTTCGTAGTTAGCGTCTGCTTCAAGTTTTGAATTAACGGCTTTAGCCATTAATGTTTTTTCAGATGTAGGACGACCTTTAATTCCACTAGGTTCAGATTTTTCTTTTTTAGCCATTGATAATTCACCTTTAGTAAGAATACCTGCTTCTACAAAGTCTCTAACTATTGGATTAATAGCTTGCATTCCTGATTTTCCTAACATTCTGGCTAGTTCAGGTTGTGGGATACCTACTTCTCCTGCTTCTTCAACAAAATCAAGAAGATCAGCATACCATCTTCCAGCATATAATTCTTTTGCTGCTTCAAACTTTTCAGAATCACCAATTTTAATGTTTGTAGAAATACGAGCCATCTCTGCAAGCTCTGATTCTACCATTTCGCGAATGTATTTTTTTAAGTCCATTATTTAAATAAGTATAATTTTATTATACATATGGCACATTCTATAAAAGCGATTCAGCTACATATATTCCTTGGGCTCCACTTACAGTAATACCACGAGCACTTAATGCATCACCTACAAAGTGTACATTTGGATAATCATTCAATGCTAGATTTTTATAGTTTACTAGTGGTTCAGGACTTAAATATTTTACTTCAGGAATATATATCCCCCAATCATCACCAAATTCAAATACTTCGTTCATTTTGTCAATAAATTGTTTAATATAAAACCAATATCCCTGAAATGCGTTATCTACATCTCTTAATCCAATTTCATCAATTTGGGCTGTATTAATAAGTGTTCCTTCAGATGTATTTGATGGAGTGCGGGTACCATTAGGTGAATAGTATAAACCAGTATTATTAGGTCTAATTTGTAATTTATTTACTAAGTCACGTGACCATTCAAATGGATTTTCAATACCTTTAATTTCCATTAGAATACCAAAGTTGGTCATATCGTTTCTAAATTCTTCACCTTTCTTAGCATGTCCGTTGTAACTTATATCTCCATAAGTTTCTTCAACAGCTACATAAGCAGCATTATTGTTAGTACAAAATGATCTTAATGATACTTTGTCATTCGGTTTTTGATATAATTTAAAATCATAACTTACATCAATAAGTTTTTGGAAATATTTTTGTGGTGCTTCAAACCTAACTCCAATTTGCACTGATTTAGGTT